CAGTTGTTACTGCAGCAGATAGTCCTTGGTTAGAGAAGAGGTTGCCATTACCGAGGAGTACGTTAGCGTAGGTGTAACCTGAACCACGAGCAACAACTTCAGCAGAAGTGATAGATCCTGTGCCGTCTGTTACAAATCTTACGACACCACCAGTACCGTCACCCTTGACTGATGTGTAGAGGGTTTGACCTGCAGGAAGACCGTTTCCAGCATCTTCGATTAGAGCAACGTCAACTGCACCTGCGACTGCTAAACCTTCTACAGAAACGCGGGAAGGGTTAGATGGGAGAACAATAGGCATGAAGTCTGAAGAAAGGAACTTCAGAACATCATCGGTTGGGATGGTGTACATATGCTTCCAGATGTAACCAGCACCAGAAGTCTCGGTATAGAGACCAGTTGCTGCATCATAGTTAGCACCTGTAGTGATTGGTTCTTCAGTTGCGTTCTGACCAGCAGCGTTTGAAGGATTTTCGCCATTGTAGAGGCACTTGAATACTTCATATGCAGAGTTCATTACATAGAACTTAGCATCTGCAATGCTGTCTTGACCTGTTGCAGTTGCCTTACCAACTTGACCACCGCCACCAGGGGTAGCAGCATAGTCAGGCTTCCACATGTCATACTTGGGGTTAGCAACTAGATCCCAGTTGTAACGACGGATAACTGTTCTTGCGAAAGAATCAGTGATACGCTTAGCAGCAATAATTTCGTCGTAGAGACCAATCTTTTCTCTTTGGTTATCGAGAGGTAGGGGAGGAACGTCCTCAGTACCGTAACGATAAACACCAGTGGTTGCTGTAGCACCAGTATCAGAAGAACCGCCATCTGCAGTCTCTTTTAGAGCACTACCAAGAGGAGGAGCAGAATTGACTCCGTTGCTGCCAAAAACGTCGGTAAGAAGGAGGGCACTATCATAAACGGCAGAAACAGTAGCACGGAATGCAGTGGAACCATAAGTTCCAATGTAAACTTCATTTCCTACAGTAAAGTTCGTTGCACTCTTTGAGTACACTTCAAGATATGCTTTCCAGGGTTGTGGACGACCCACAAAGAAATACATTCTGGAACGCTCGGCGCTAGTATCGGTAGCACCTTCAGTTAGCGATTCGAGGAATTGTTTCGCATTAAAAATTCTAAACTTATCAGAGATAATAGCAGCCATTGGTTTTTTCCGACGTAGTGTTTGTGCCTGAGTTATTTATATTTATAGGAATATTTAGTCAATTGTAAACGGAACAATTTCGTCTCCGCCTGTTGGGAGACCTTGACCCCTAAACAATGTACATCCAGTAAAGGTATTTGTGCCAGATTTTCCTGTGTATTGGATAACTGAAAGTGTTCCAGAATATACTCCGCTGTTATTTTTGACTAGTAGATATCCTGAAGTTGGGAAGTATGCATTGGAAGTAACTGTCATTGCACCACCTAAACCAATACCATTTACACAGGAAGTTGCTGGATTCTGAATTGATGGTGGTAGAATATTGAACTTATCGCCAGATAGGGTGTATTGGGAGTCTTTTCTCTCAACAAAATCTCTAATGGTCAACGCGGAGAAGAAAGTATCCATTTCAAGAAGTGTCAATCCAGATGCATTTGCAGTTCCGTCATCCCACATACCGTCAAACATACCAAGTACAAATCCAACATTTGTTCTTGTGTATTGTCCAACATAATCGCTACCAGTTCCAAATACGGAGTTAGCAACAAAGACAACTGTGCTATCTCTCTTGATTACTCCATACTCATTTGTAATATCAACAAATCCATTTAGTCTAGTCTGAATTGGATCTGTAATGAATACCGTTTCTTGGTATCCATCAATTACTCCACCAGGAGGTGGATTTAGAACCAGTTCAGTTGCTTCTTTTCTAACATTGAATTCAGCATGTACTGTCTGTAGTTCACTTACTACAGAAGTTTGATTATGTAAAGTGCTGAACGAAGTAATTGCAGTAGCAGGAGTCTGCATACTGTATCTAACTACAGTCTCTACAGTGGATACAGAATCAATAGTGATTTCTGGTTGAACTTCGGCAGTTAGAACTCTAGATGCAACAGCAGATTGTCTTACTGGTGGTGTTACGCGCTCTTCATAACGAATTCTATCTTGACCAGTTCCAACACCAGTACCAGAAGCAGCGCCAACCATGCTGACGGATGCAACAGAAACAATTCTTGCAACACCTGCAGGTGCAACAGATACTGGATCTGGAACTTGTCTTAGATATGTTCCTGCTGGCCAGAACTGTGGAGTTGTTCCACTCTGACCTCTTTCAACCATCAAGAATCTATCAGATAGTTTACGCATGTAGCGTACCATCTCATCACCAATCATCAAGAAACCATTTGGTTTGAACTTGCTAGTATCTGGGATGTAGATAATCGTTGCATTAGCAGGAGTATCAACGTCAGTATAAGCAGCAACTTCAAAGTAGTTGATGTTACTGAGTGAAGTATTTTGAATGATATTATGTACAGTGCTTGTAATCTGTCTGCTAGCAGTTACAACAGAATTGCTAATAATATCAGCAACACGACCAGATACTTGAGAAACGTATTCGTTGGTTTGAGTGAATACATCAATTACCTGTACTTGATCTTTTAGAGTAAACGAGAACTTCTGGATTGGTTTTACAACACCAGCAGACATACCTCCACCAGTTTCTTCTACTAGCTGAATTTCTTCCTGTAGTTCCCAGTCAACTTGCTTTGGACTATCTGCAATAACAGCAGAAGAAGAGAATGGAATTGGTGGTGGTAAATTGATGATATCAATTGTAGAAGAAGCGATAATACCGCTATTTTCTACAATTGGACTCATCGCAAGGTTGATGAGAGATACACCAATATCTCTTTCATTTAGAATTTGATATTTTCTAGCAACAACAACTTTTGGTGCTTCTGTATATCCAGATCCACCATCAACTAGTTCAACACTAACAACTTGTCCTTTACTTACAAGGACATATGCTTTGGCACCGCCACCTTCTCCATTTTCTGGAATAAACTCCAGAACTGGTGGAGTAAAGTATTGATATGCAGTTGGTTGAGTCAGTGGATCATAACTACGCTGGTTCCATGATAGAGATACAACAGAACCATTCTCAATGGTAGCAATTACAGACAGACCTTCACCTCTAGTAATTCCAGAATAGGTCTCAACTGAGACAGCACCAAATACGTCATTTGATAGTTGCTTTCCATCTCTACCATCCTTGCTGGTAGTTACCGATGGCAGTTTTTTGATATTTCTGAACTTTTCTTCACCCTCAACACGAATCTTATCGCCATTAGATAGACTTACAAAAGGATTCTTATAAGTTTTGCCAAGAATAGTTCCTGCCCAAATTTGATTATCACTTCTTAGAAGTTTTCTTCCTTCTTCATCTTTTTCTAGAGTAATAGTGATATTATTTTGATGGTCGTTTGCAGAAAGTGTAGTGTTTCTATCATATGCACCTTCCGTGGCAAATACAATATCCAGATTATCGATAATACCTGCATTTTGTGCTTTGATAATATCAAATTTGATTGTAGTATTTGTACGGAAGAGGTTGCCAACTTTACCGATTACATTGTAAGTACCGTCTGGTTTTACTTGCCATGCATGAATAGGACTACCAATCTTATCTCCCATCCAAGAATAAGTCTGGAAAGTATCAAAGAATGTATCTGTATTTGGTGTAGCTTCAAATACTAGTGTGCCAGTAGCAAAATAAGTGTCAGGAGCAAAATCATAAATGTTTAGAATTTGACCAACATCTCTACCATAGAGGTAGCGCATGTCAATCTTCATTTCTTTCTTGATTGCATCTTTGAAGTAAATGTTTGGACCAGATACTTCGTAACTATATCCTTCTCTTTGGAGAACACCATCTAAGAAGACATATAAGTATTCTCTATCTTCAACAGTTTGAACTGTCTTGTCTTCTACATCCAAAATCAAGAAAGGACCAGTTCTTACACCATTGACTAGATCGTAATCAATTGTGAGGCGCTTGTAATTACCAACACCTACACCTACTACTTTTTCAACTGCGGTTGCTTCACCAATACTCTTTGCACCAAAATCTTGATCCCAAATTGGAGCAACATCAAATACTAGTTTGTTTGGAATAGTATCTCTAGTAATTAGATATGCATCACCGCCAGGATACTCTGCTGTATACTTTGGTCTTTGTAAGACAGCATTGAGACTCAAGAAAAGATCTTCATCTTCTTCCGTTGAAACAGGAGTGCCATCTTCCCAATACAATTCAAACTCTTTGTTCTCTCCGTCAACATAATCAGGAAGTGATTTTGTAACAGATTGTTCGGTAAGAACATCATCTAGATTATCATACAGAGAATCAATACTTGAAATAACATCATCACACTCACCTGTAGGAAGATTAGTATCTGGAATAATAGTATAGTTAGTGTATGCTTTCAGAGAAGTCCAATTTCCTTGCTTGGTAGAGTTGATTGCGGTAGGATCAACTGCGCCAGTTCCAGTTTCAATAATATCGATCATGATACCTGTCATAGAATCAATTGCAGATGCAACCTCCGCACAATATGGGAATTGATTATCAACAGCAACATTGGAATCTGTAATAAATGAAACTCCATTTACTGTTTGACCATCATAATCTTGTCTCATTGCTTGATTCAAAGTTGCAGACAAAGTAGTCCATGCAAATACAGTTGCATCAATCTCGTTAGATGTTCCTAGGTTTGATAAAACTTCACCAGCAGGATATCCAGAGTTGGTCCAATAAAGTCTTGCATATTCGACTACTCTTTCATTACCACCAAATCGTAGATGGTATACAATAGCGTCGATAAAGAAACCTATATCTCTTCTGCACTTGGTTTCAGTTGATGCTGGGGTTGTAACCAGTGGTGATGTATAAACTTCCTCAATTACAACTTCAATAATAAACTGTTTATTTCTAGCAATAATATCAGCAGCATCATAGAAAGTTCCGTTATTGATCTCACTGAAATAGAACGTAGCACTATCTGAACTTGAGAATGATGTTGGAGCAACAAAAGTATCTCCAGGTTCAATTGCAAAAGTGTCTCCTGGTTCTACTACTGCGGTGCTTGTGGGGGCAACAATATTACCACCACTAGTTCCATCATAAGAAGTTGTTCCTTGTGGAGCACCTCCACCACCACCAGAGTTTTCTAGTGCAGCACGAGAAAGTGTAATTTGAGTGTCACTATCGATAGAAGCAATCTTAGTTCCTTCTGGGAATGCTCTACCAGAACTTACATGCATACCAACTGCAAGTCTATTGGTATCACTAACTGTCATTACAGTTGATCCTTGGATGTATGCAACACCCTGCTCAACGACATCCCAGTTACGTACAGCAAGTTTTGCTAGATTTGTAGCATACTTGAAAATACTTAGAGATTCTGTTTTATTATTTGTGATATAATTGTAATCATCATCTTGGGTAAAGATTCTTGTATAATCTACCGTCTTGATATTACCACCAAAGCGAACATCATGTTCGTATGCATCTAAAATGAATCCAATGTCTCTTTGATAGTCATCAAGTTTAGTTGCCCAGTCAAGTCCTGGGAATTTCTCTTGACCATATCCAACAGATTCTTGGACAATAAATTCTCTATTTCTCTCAATTTGGTTTGCAGAATCTAACCATCTACCACCACGTTGGAAAATATTTCTAATCTTTTTAAAATATCTATTGTTGTACTGATCATCCTTGAAACTAAAATATCTTCCATAGAATGTTGTACCACTGTATTCCGTTACATCATCACTTTGAGATCCTGTTAGTTTTTTATATGGTCCAAGTGGAGGTTCTGCAAATGTAATAGTATCACCAGAAACAGTGTATGATACTTCTGGTTCTTGGAGAACACCATCAAGTGTAATAATTAGATTTTTTGCACTAGATGGTGTGAACGGAAGTCCATTGTCGTCTAATAGTTGGAAAGAATTTCTTCCTATGAGACCAGTAGATGATTCTACATAAGATGGATCAATATCAACTTTGTCAACTCTTAGATCAATCCAAGCATCGCGATTGGAAGGAACAGGATACCATCTAATAATATCACCGACACTAAAGTCTTGAAATAGATCTTCAATGCGATCATCATTTTGGAACCAAACCGTAAACACCCTTCCATAGTTTTGGGTATCAACCAAAAATGGTTCAGCATTCAAACTACCGTAATTTGGATTGATTTTTCCTCTATTTGATTTTATAACTTCAAACTGATCTACACCAGATGGAATATTAAAATATGATCCTTGAATTTCCGATCTGTTATCTGGAATGAATTGTGGAATTGATCCTGTAGTATAAGCATACTCCCACGCAGAAAAGTCTCTAGTATCTGGATATCCATTTGGTGAAAGATCTAAACCTAAGTCTTCAAAACTATTACCAGCAACGCTCATCTTGTAGAAGACAAAAGTATCTCCACTTGATACATTAATATCTAAGTATTGATTAATAGTAGGAGTCCAAATATAAAAAGTATCATTTTGAATATTAGTCTGTGAAACAGGAGTTTCTCCCAGGAAATCTTCTGCTAGAATACCATTGAATTTTTTATCCAACGATACTGTAAATGCACGAGATTCATTGAAGTTGAACTCAGAAGTAGCAGCAGAACCAATACCTCGTCTGATTCTCTGGTTCTCTACTTTCTGAACAATCTGAGTAACAGTTCTTCTAGTATTCTCAACAGTAATCTTATTCTTATCTGGATTCCACAGTTGAATTACACTGAAATGACTTGCCTGTGGAAGTTCTGCTGGCATTTCTGCTTCAGCAGTTGCCTCAATATCAACTTGTCCAAACAGTTTGAAACCAGCAGGGTGTGTAGTCGATTTGATCAACTCTCTCCACTGATCAATTGGAGTCTTAGATTTTACAACGTATGAATAGTCTTGATAAAAATTACTGTCTAGCAGTCTCTGGTTAGAAACACCAAGTTTACCTCTATCTGATCTATAAGATCCAATATTATCAAAGAACGCAGTAATGTTCTCTGTAAAGGTGCTTACAAAAATTGAACTTACAGATCCAGTTGCTCTAGAAGTAGAACCAGAAATAGAGACGTTTTGTCTTAGTGATCCAACTACATTTTCTACTTTGAGTAGATTAGATCCACTTCTCCATTCAGAAACTACTGATCTAGAAACTTCAGTATTACCAATCTTCTGGATGACGGTTTCTCCCTTCTGGAAATCTCCACTAAAGTTTTTCAGTGCTACAACGTACTTACTAGAGAATGTAGATGAGACTGTCTTATCCAAGTGGAATGCTCCACCATTTCTGATAATATTGATGCTCTGTGGAACACCAATAGTATTACTATCAACATATGCTTCAACATCACCTTCTACAATTTCAATAACAGGAGCATAAGTATATCCTCTTCCTGGGTTCTCTACAGTGATTGAGAATAGTGAACCATTTCTAACAACAATTTTGAAACGGGCATCAACACCGTCACCATCAACAATTACTGCTTTTGGATTTACGTAATTAGAACCTAGTTCATCTGCTCTGACACCAATAATAGTATTAGTGTTAGTATCAAATAGAACAGTTGCTTTTGCTTTGAAGTTAGCGTTAGGATCAACACCACGAACAATAGGAACTTTCTTGTAGTTTAGTCCTAAGTTAGTGATTTTGAAGTTATTGATTTCTCCAACTGCAAATTGACCAGTTGTAGTATATGTAATTGTTCCAGATCCATCCCATAGTGGAGTAGAAGTAATATCATATACAAATCTGTTTGGTGTTACATAATTGACAGTCTTTGTACCTTGAAGAGGATCTACAATAATTTTTAGATACTTACCATCGGAATCTACGATGCCATTCTTATCAAAATAGTAGAAATTTGTAAAGTCAGTTCCTGTCTTTGTCTGATAATTATTATCAGCAATTCTAGAACCAAATCCAAACTTGACATCTGTAAATGCTCCAGGATTTCCTGGTAGAACAGTAGATGCTAGTTTTTCAGTAGTAATAATATTATAGTTCTTACTTGGACTTAGATCAAAGTATGTGCCAGTTAGAGAAGAGTGTGAAGTATCAAATCTATACTTGTAGAACTCTTGAATATCAATATTTGGATTTGGGATATAAGTTACGTTATCCTCAGAGAATTCAAATTTGAACTCGATAGGATCTGCACTGGAAACTTTGACTAGACGTGAAGGATTACTAGAATCAAAGAAAGTGCTACTTACTTTTACATCTTGAGCAGTATTTTTATCAATAGCATAATCATAAACAATAATCGCCTTTTGAGTTTCTAAATCGTATGATTGGATAAATCCTGTACCAGTATCACCAATTTGGAAACCATTGTCAAAGTTATATCTTGCTTTGTATAGAGAAACTTCTTGACCATCGTAATGATCCACCGCGACAGTATTTTCCTTGCCTGTTACTACAGTTATGTTAGCGCCAGTAACGTTAGTAACTTCGAGGATTTCTTCGCCAACTGAAATAAGATCTCCATTGGAAATGCCAGTGGTGCTGTCTACAGTTAGAAGTGAAGAACCAGCAGCGAATCCAACATGATCAACATACAGAGTTAGTCTTGCTGTACTAAGAGATGCAAGTGCTCTAGACAAAGATTCATCATCAACTCCAAGATAATCTGCCTTTCTGTATCCAGATCCTTTTGCTTGAATTGTGATATTGGATACAATACCTGCTTCAGACACAGTAATATTTGCGGTTGCACCAGTTCCAGTACCACCAGTTAGAGGAACATTATTGTATGTGCCAGCAACATAATCAGCACCGCCATTCAACACTTGGAATCTTCCGATACCAGTATCATCAATCGTAGTAGTAAAAGATGGTGCTTTGAATACTACTTCTTGATATAGTCTCTTTCTGAGATAATAATTTTTGGTCTTCAGAGCATCTTCTGGGAAAATGTCAATGTTTACAGAATCTCCAATGCCTAGTCCATGATTTGAATCTGTTTCTACCAAAGCAACGCTTTGATTTACATCAAATGGTTCCAAGTTGTCACTCAGAGAGGTGAGTCTAACAATCTTCGTACCAGATGTGTTGAATAGATCACTTGACTGTAGGAAGTAATCATCGCTAAAGGATAACCAATCGCCACTAAGAACCTTGATCTCCACTGCGTTTTGACTGCTAGTTCCGTTTAGAATTTCTGCAGTAGCAATTGGTGGATTGATACCATCAGTTAGACTTAGAGTAGCACCTTGTGTATAAGAACTCTTCTGATCTAACAGAATAAAGAATGTTTTGATATCTGCTGAGAAAGTGCCTGTGTTGTCAAATGTTCCTACAACATCTTTTAGAACGATTACATTATCGTTTTTGACTGTGCCGACAATAGTTCCAGATGCTGCTGATGATGGTTGACGGAGAATATCATCAGTAAACAGATATGCATTTTGAATAGTTGTTAGCTTGACAACCTTATTTTCAAAACTGTCAAGATACTGTACATTCTTACCTTTTACCGATGCAACTAGTGCTTCTGCTTCAGAACCTCCAGATCCTTGATTGTCAAAATAGACTTTAGAGTTTACAGAGAAGTTACCTGAAGATCTCTCGATAGCAAGAGCATCAACAGTTCCAGACTTTACTTCTGCAACTTCCGCTACAACACCTTCGCCATTTCTTGGCATACCAGGGATGTAGTATCTCTTAGAGTTCTTTGGAACATCATTTTGATTGATATTTGAATTATAGTTACTATCTACTGGCAAAGAGTAGAAGTTATCACCTATAATGTATGGGTATTGCGGTACTTGATCGCTATCAATAGTAAGGAAATAAGCATAAGTTCCTTTTGGAAAGTCGGGGGTAATACAAAATCGTCCATTATTCTCGTCTAGTGTTCCAGATTTGTGAGTATAAGTATAGTCATTTGTAAATGATCCCAGTGGGTACTGCGTCAATGATGGACCATTAGAACGTGATCCATTCAAAGAATAACTAGAAGTCATTCTAATAATAGATGAAGCAGAATCTAGAGGATCTTCATGTGCAAAAGGTCCATAGATTGGGTTGCCATCATATGCAAAACCTAAGATAGGTGAATGTACTTTGGTTGCTGGTTCTGTTCCAGAATTGCTGATGTTATCATTTAGAGCAATACGCAATGCTTTTGGATTGCCAACATGACCATAACCATATTCTAAAACGTTGTTATAGTTTTGGAATAGGTGACCATATTCAGTGTCTAAATTAGATTTTAGTTTTTCAAATCTGTTATAGTTCCACTCAGTAAGTAGAGGGGTTGCACTAGCGCCGCTGCCAACTGGGAGAATATCTACTTTTACCGTATTCTGTCCATAAAATCTACCACCAGAAATTTTATTGAACCCAGTAATTCTGCCATCAGTATCGACAATAGAAGTGTAGTCTGCGAATCTACCTTTGCCATTGCTATCTGTAATTCTAACCAGTGGTGGAGAAGAATAGTATTCACCAGGATTGTCAATTACCAAACTAGTGATTTCATCACCAGTAACAACTGCAGTAACGACAGCACCTCTACCAGAAGTTACCTCTACAGTGGGAACTCGTGGAAATACGGTATCTGTGTCAACAATGTATCTTTCAACAACATTACCAGATAGAACTGCTCGTGCTTTACCAGAAGCACCATCTAGAAGAACAAATGGTGCAGCTGCATATCCTTTGCCTTGTGTATTGACTTCTAGAGACTCAAGTCTTCCAAAACGAATACTTTCGGTATCTTTGTATCCATAGAGTCTTGCACCATTCAGAAGAATACCAACTTCACTCTTTGGCGTTTTATATTTTTCAGTGGTTCTAGTTGCTTCTTTTCTAATAATGCGAAGCAACTTTTGATCCATTACTGGTTCCGTTACCGTAGATCCATCTAAGATCTTGTAAGATGGGAAACCAGAAGATGTGATATAATAGTATTGATCGTCTGTAAAAATAGCAGAGATGTCTGTAGATGTCTGACCTAGTTCAGATACAACACTTGGGTTAGTTGGAATATTTACAGATAGATTCTGGTTTAGAATCCATCTAGGTTCATTAGTTCCAGTTTTTACAATTTTGACATCCGAAGTTTCAAATCCAGGATTGGAAATTTGAATTCTATCTTTCGGTGCAGCATATGGATGTTGCTGATCGGCAGTAAAATTGTATACAACACCAAGTGTAAGTAAACTAACTCCAGAACCTTCAATAACAACTGGTTTGTAGATAGAATCGCCAGCAGAATGATTGTAAGTTACATCACCTCTCTTTTTGATGATGAACTGAGTAATGTTCTTCTCTTCAAAAGCAATAGTCTCTTGATTGATTAGAATCTCACCTGTCTTACCCCACCCAATTGTTGAGAAAGCATTGATACGCTTGCCAACACCATCTGTTTGTGGTAAGTCTTTTTCTAGAGTAGTCTTAGTTGAGACAGCAAATTCACCAGTAACAGTTTCTGGTGCAAGTACAATATTCCAAATTGCTTCTCCATCTGCTGTGCCATCTGGATAGACATTATCTACAGTAGCAGAGACAAATTGATATTCTTCTGTTTCTGGTTGTGTAATCTTATTACCAATAAGATTTTTAGGGTCACCAGAAATAACTTTTACTTTTAGAGCAAATACATTTACCCAATCAGACTTAGATGCTTTGTAAGTAAAGTCTTTTGGATTGTAGACCTCTGGTTTGATGTCTTCATCCTTAGCAACAATAGTTGTAAAAATGAATTTGATTGAACTGCTAGTACCTTTTGTTTTGTAGAACTTCTGAATATTCTTGATCAGAGTCCTTTTATCGATTTCACCACTGAGATATTTTTCTGGGAAAGAACCTAGATATTGATTCTCAAAGTTCTTGACTAATGCATACAAGAACAGGTTGCTAACATTATATACTTTCTCTCCAGATACATGCTGTGCAGACTCAGTGCTTTGGAAATCAGATGCACTGTATAGGTCACCTAGAGTTGTATTGCCGCTAACGCCTCTAGAACACTCTAGAAGTTCTGTATCAGTTCTGGAGGCATAAAAGATAATCTCATTACCAATACGAACGTAACCGTTCTTCTTGGGGAACGAGGAAGCATCTACAAGGACAATAGTAGTATCTGTAGCACTAATAGTAGAAGCAAGAGAATCATTTTGTTTTAGGAGATTCTTCTCGTAATAGTCAATGTCTGCATATTTTTGTAGGTTGCTGAGAACGTCCAAAGGACCGCCCTGAGCTTCCTGCCCTTCATAATACTTCTGTACAAACTTGGCAAAAAGTTCATACTCAGTAGAAATGAATTCAGGGAGCTGTGACTCAATTAGAGCAGAGATTCTCTTAGTCTTTACAGCAGCCATTTACTTACTCTTTATATGCGGTGAAACTTGAATTCGCTACATCAACGTCAAGATAAACCTCACGGAGTGCCTTGACATCTTTTGAAAGTGGTCTTACTCTAACAGAAATACGATTATCAAAATATGTACCCTTGATGATAGTCAAATCGTACATTTTCAGTTCACCTTTTACATAATCAATATCGCCAACTTCTGAGTTGAGGACAACCTTTTCGCCAGTTGCAGTATCTAGTCTATATAGGACAATTTTACCATCCCTATCTTCTAGATACACATCAAAGTTGGGATACTCAGTAACCCTAAATCCTGTCGTAGACAGGACAGGATCGTCACAATCCTCATCAAATGCGTTCTGGTAACAGATCTCGTAATAGAACGTAGAGTTCAATTGTGGGTAGAAATCTTTTCGTAGTGTAACGTCAGTAAGATTAGAATTGATAGAACGATCAGCATCGTCAATTACACCAACAGTTTTACTGTGTCTAAACTTACCATTGAACTTTTCAGTATCACTTGTCTCAAAATAAGATTGCAATCCACCAATTACTTTGTCTCTAATCTGAGAGGGTGTTTGGTCAGTCTTAGTTCTATCGTAGTAAATCTTGCTGGATAGTTCAACATACAAGATTGATGGGTCAACAATCACTGGTTCAATAGAAGCAACCGCATACTTCTTCAGTTCTTCTACGATATTGTTCTTTGTAAGTGATGTTAGATATGCTGCATCCTTTGGTTTTAGAACAATGTAGACTTTTCCGTAGTCTGGGGGATCTTGTTCCTCACCTCCAAAAATAATGATGTCGCTGGTAGCAGGATAAATTCTGCGAACGATAGCAGAGTAATCATCAGCAGTAACAGCACGATCCTGCGTGCCGTAAGACTTGGGCGCTGTATAGCGAATCTTTTCAGTGCTTTCAATTTCTTCGCCTCCAGCAGCGGCAACAGTCGAAGTGATGGATACATCAAAAGAGTTAGGGGAGACGCCTTGTGGGGTCTCCAGGACACCAGAGAAGACGAATGTTCGCACTCCATTGCTCTCTGGACCCGAAGTAGTTAGGTAAGATACCTCTACCCTTGCCCCATTCTCAAGTTTCTTACCTAAGACTCCATCACCAAACAGCAATTCATATCTCTCGTCTTCAATCTCATCTAAGAAGAAGACTTTTGATGTGCTGTCAATACCAATGATGTTATCGGCAACTAACCATGGTTCACTCAACGAACCACCAGTTGGGAATACTTTGACCCTAATAGTATTTGTATCGATATTAGGATTATCAAGAACAAAACGCTGTGACTTGAGTGAAGTGTTGACAGTAAAGGTATTGACTAACTGTGTACCTTCTTTTACTTCAACATTTTCAAATACAGCAACATTATTTGAGATTTGTGCTTTTACATCATCCAGTACAACATACTGATAGATGTTATTATCATAAGATGCGATAAATCCAGT